GAATCAATAGCTGAACGATTAGTTTGTGATGCTGTCCAAATTGGAATTCCTAACTCACCACTAATACCTCTTAGTTCAATATAAACACCACCTTGTTCACCATACGTTGAATCTGATTTATTAGTGTGAGAAAGTAACAAATCAGCATAATCAACTATGATTAAATCAGGTTTATTACCTGCTGCAGTCATCTTCTCAATATGTGCCTCTATCTTCTTGGGAGATACACCCTTCGGTGGATAATACTTAATTAAAAGTTTACCTTTTAATCTCGATATCTTTTCTAATACAGTTTCTTTCTTTTCCTTCACATCAGATGATGGAATTTGAGTAAAAACAGTATCATATCTCTGCCCAACATAATGTTCAGAAAGTTCTAAAGAATAATGTACAACATTAAGACCTGCCTTAACTGCGGCAGCACCAAGTGCACATAATACCCAAGTCTTTCCAACACCAGATGGAGCAACTGCAACACCCAATTCACCAGGACCTAAACCACCATCCATAACTTCGTTAATACAATCCCAGCCAGTTGGAACTGAATTTCTATTAATTTCAGTTGTTCTTTCTTCGAAATCTAATAGATAATCATGTCCCAAATCAGAATCAACTCCTACCTTCATTGCTTTATCTACCAAATCTTTGATTCTATCATAAGAACCAGCTTTTAGTAAATCAACAGATTGTACAATTGCTTCTTTAAGATTTTGATTAATACAAAAGTTTGAAAATTCTTTCTTTACATAATCTAAGTCAGAATCACCAACTTTAGTAAATACAGATTTTAGTTGTTCTATTATGTTTTTTTGAAAACCCCTATCTTCTAATTTAGATATTTCTGATTTGAATACATCTAAAGTTGGTGGTTTCTTAAATTCATCATAGTAATTAATTACTTCATCAACAATCCACTTATTAGATTCTGCCTCAAAAAATTTAGGATGTATAATTTCACTAAGGGTATCCAATATACGAGAATCTGCAATCAAAGTTGATATTACTTTGGTTTGAAAAGATTGTCCGTATTTAGAAAGTGTATCTGTATTTTGCATCTATAACCTATTTGATTCCAAATATACGAAAAATATTTGGATTAAAAAAATTTATTTTGTAATAATATTATGAAAGGTTGAATGTAACCAATCATTAATGTCTCTCCAATTTTGAAGAATCTTATATTTCTGTCCAACTTTTAGAAAATCTAATTTATTAAATTGGATATCATCTACATTGAATCTTTCTAAAATTTTTAACTTTTGATTAGTTGGGATATGAGGTTCATCCAATTCCATTAACCTCTTATTCATAAGAAGTTGGTCTTTTGCTTTTAAGATATCATCATATAATTTGATTTTACCTTGTTTCTCCTCGCACATTTTAAAGAACTCTTCATGAGTTATCAGTCTATCTTCAGAAAGTTCAGGAAACCTCTTTAAAAGGGTTTTAACACCACATCCTCGAATACCTGGTATGTTATCTGATTTATCACCATCTAATGTTCTATATAATAGAAGATTTTCAGGCCATATACCAAACTCATCAAATACCATTTGTCTATTATAGAGTTTCTTTTTTGTAGGTGAGAATACTAACACTTGTTTAGAAACTAATTGTAAGAAATCTTTATCAGTTGAAACTATTACAACTTCACCATCTAACTCATTTTGAGTATGTTGTGTAACATATGCAATAGTATCATCAGCTTCGATACCATCATAAACCATAGTAGATACAGGTAAATAATCTAATATATCATTTAACCATACAAACTGCTGCCTCATTGATAATCTCTCATCTTCCTCACTCATCATTTCACCATAGGTACGATTTACTCTAAATCGATTCTTCTCTCGTCCAGCTTTATATCCTTCATGAATGTCCTTTCGGGACTTTGAACCATCTTTACCATCAAAGGTTACAATACAACGAGTTGGATTGAATTCTCTTATCTGATATCCAATGGATTTGAGTGAACCAATCACCCCACCCGTATGGTCACCATCCTCATTCATTGTGGGGTTGGTAGTCCAGCTACGGATAAAGGTGTTTAATCCATCAATGATAAGAACTCTACTGTTCCTTTCTCGAAGGTGATTTGTTTTGTGCTCCTCACTTACTTCGTTGAGGATATCTTTGTAGAGTTTCTTCATTATGTTGTTGTTGTTGTATAACCATTACCATTAACCAATCCCACATTTTGTGGAGATAGGTACTTTTCGATTGCTGCCAATCTATCATCAGAATCTATTAACATCTGAAGGGCTTCTTCAGCGTTTTCATAGAAATCTTTTGTAGAGTGGTCACCAATTCCGGCTGGATGATTTTCCAACAACTCTAACGTAAGAAGTGCTTTTGCTTTATCAGCTTCTGCTGATGTTCTTAACATTTGTGTCAATTTGCTCATAACTTATTTTTTATTATTAATCTCCGATAACTTGGTCATCTACAACTAAGTTATCCACATCCTCTGATGCTGTTTTGTACTCTCTAATAGTTGCTTCACATATTTTACCATAAATTTGCTCTTCCAACTCTTTATTAGATTCCAACAACTCAGGAAAGTCTTTGGATTGGAATTTGAACTCCTCACCAGTTTCAGTATCAACATACTTATACCATGCTCCACCTTGTGTAACGATTTTTTCATCTTTCATTACCTTTAACCATGCTCCATAGTTATCGATACCTCTATCGAACATTACGTCAAAGTCAGCGTGTCTAAGTGGTGGTCCCATTCGGTTTTTAACAACCTGTGCTCTCACCTTAATACCTACTATTCTATCAATACCATTTACTTTAGCCTTAATACTTCCCATTCCTTTTAATCTTAAACGTACCGAAGCATGAAAAGCGATTGCTTTACCACCAGAAGTAGTCCAAGGGTCAGAGAATGGCATTGCGTTCATTTTCTGTCTTAACTGATTTGTGAAAACCAATGTGATTTTCTGTCTACCAATTAAATTAGTAATTTTACGCATTGCTTTGGAAATGATAATTGCCTTATCAGTTGCGTACCCATCTTTACCATAATCTGCATCCATCTCCTTTTCAGTTGATGCTGCTGCTACTGAATCTACTACGATTGTTACAAGTTTATCTTTCGATGCTACTCTCACTTTTTCAATAATAGTTTCAGTAAATTCGAAACATTGTTCTACTGTCTCAGCTGCTACATATAATAATTTAGATACATCTACACCAATTACTTCTAAGAACTCTCTACTTACTGCGTTCTCAGTATCAATCAGTACAGCTACACCACCCTTTTTCTGCGTTTCCGCAAGGAGGTGAGCTGATACTAATGATTTTCCAGATTGTTCCAATCCAGTAATTTCGGCGATTCTACCAACAGGAAATCCACCATAAGGTCTATTCGAAATGGCAACGTCTAACATAGATGCTCCACTTGATACCCAATCGGATACATCAGTAGGGGAATCTCCCCCGTCCAAAAAGAATGCTACCTTTTGGTCTTTTGACTGTTTATTTAATGATTCAGCAAGTAAACTTGCCAAATCATCTTCTTTTGTCTTTTTTGCCATTAAGTTTTAGTATTATGAATTGAATAAATCGTCAAATGCGTTTGCTACATCATCTAACTTTTTTCTATCTTCTGCAACAGGTGCTGCTGCCTGTGGAGCAGGTGCTGCTGGAGTTGATGGAGTTGATGGAG